CGAAGGTCATTTGCAAAAGATGTATTTGAGTATTGTTTTATTAAGTGTAAATGTGTTAGGATAACAGCTATGACAACACCAGATAACGAAAGATGTAAAAAACTTATTGAATCAGCAGGATTTCAACAAGAAGGAATTATTAGAAAAGTTATAAAAAAAGATATGCAATATCTTGATGGTGTAGTATATGGATTACTTAGACATGAATGTAAATACTTATAAAGGAGAAAATTATGGGAGGTAAATCAATGCCACAAATGCCACCCCCAACAGATCCCGTTGTTGACGATAAGGTTGCCGAGTCAGAAGCAAAACTTGAAGCAGAAAGACAAGCAATGATAAGAACAAAGTCTCAAGGTAGAATGGGTACTCTGCTTACAGGTGGTCAAGGGCTTACAGATGAAGCGCCGACATCCAAAACAATACTAGGTGGCTAATGGCAAATTATAATTATGTAAAGAAAAGAATGACTGCCATGGAAGCCGAAAGAGATACATGGGAAGATCATTGGCAGCAAATATTAGATTATGTTATGCCAAGAAAGGCAGATATAACATTTGTAAGATCACAGGGTGAAGCACGAACAGAAGTCCTATTTGATTCAACAGCAATAACAGCAAACAATTTATTAGCATCTAGTTTACATGGAACATTAACATCTCCGTCTTTACAATGGTTTCATCTTAAATTAAGAAATGATGCATTAAATCAAGAAAGAGATGTACAACTGTGGTTAGAAGATTCTGCACGAAAAATGTATGATGTCTTTAATGAAACAAATTTTAATACAGAAGTTCATGAGTTATATCTTGATTTATGCTCAATAGGCACGGGAGCTATTTTTGTTGAAGAAGCAGCAAAGGGATTTGATGTAGAAGGCATACATTTTAATACTTTGCATATATCAGAATTTTATATTAGAGAAAACATTAATGGTAGAGTAGATACTTTATATAGAAGATACAAACTAACAGCACGACAAGCTGTTCAAGAATTTGGTGAAGATAATTTAGGAGAAAAAGTTTTAGAATCATTAGAAAAAAAACCAGATAAAGAATTTGTTTTTATTCATGCAGTAGAGCCAACAGAAGATTACGAAAGAGGAAGTGGAGAAACAGCAGATACAAAATTACCATTTCATTCGTGTCATGTGTGCGAAGAAGATCAAATGGTTGTTCGTGTAGGTGGATATAATGAGTTTCCATATTTAGTACCTAGATGGGCAAAGGCAACAGGCGAATCATTTGGCAGAAGTCCAAGTTTTAATGCATTACCAGATATAAAAACATTAAATAAAGCAGTAGAGATTGGTTTGAAGGCATGGGCAAAAGCAATAGATCCACCTTTGCTTGTAACAGATGATGGTGTTATTGGTAGAGTTAGGGTAACACCGGGTGGCTTGACAGTTGTAAGAAGTGATGGAGCAGTAAGACCATTACAGGTTGCAACAAACTGGCAGATAACAGACATGAAAGAAAATCAATTACGAGCAGCAATAAGACAAGCATATTATTCAGATCAATTACAATTACAGTCTGGTCCTCAAATGACTGCAACAGAAGTTCAAGTACGATATGAATTGATGCAAAGATTATTAGGACCGACATTAGGAAGATTTCAAAGTGAGTTTTTGAATCCTTTAATAGAAAGAGTGTTTGGTATTATGTTTAGAAACAATGCATTTTTACCTGCGCCAGAAGTAATAGAGGGAACAAAAATAGATGTAGAATATGTTGGTCCATTGGCAAGATCTCAAAGAATGGAAGAGTCATTAGCCATTGATAGATTATATCAACTTGCTATGCAGGTAGGTCAAATTGACCCAACAATTATGGATAATATTGACCATGATGAAGCTGTGCGTATGAGAGGTAAATTACTTGGAGTTCCAAAAACAGTTATGAGAGGAACAGATGAAGTGTTAGAAATAAGACAAGCAAGGGCGCAACAACAACAAATACAACAACAAATGTTGATGCAACAAAAACAAGCAGAAATGGCATTGACACAAAGTCAAGCAATGAAAGAAATGG